GGTGTAAGTCCACCCGCAATCACATACATAAATTGTCAGATAGGGCGCGCTCTTTTGCTTGGTCGGTCTGACATTCGCTCCGCAATGGTGGCAGGTCATAGCTCTAAGTTTTCTTCAACCTTCTTGGCTACCCTTAGAAAGTCGGGGTTCTTGCAATTCTTATAATCATAAGGGTAGTACATTGTAGTAGCCCTATTCTTGTTTAACTCAATACATATTCGAGCGTTATCCACTCCAAGCTTATCGCAATGGTACCCGAATATCACACGTAAATGCCTTAAAGAGTCGGGGCGCTTTGATGAAATGATTTGTTCCCATCTATAATGAGTGGACTTTAGGATTGCATCCCTTACATTCTTAACAATAAAGTTATCAAGCTTGTTTTTTGTGTCTTCCGACATTTTCCTCCAATACTCAAGGTTTTGTGAGGCATTCTTGAACTCATCGCTAAGATGTAGGATTTTGCTTTTCAGTTCCATGGCTCTTTACTTCAAGTTCGATGTAATAATTCAAAGTGGCTGAGGCTGCATTGACAACCGTATTCTTTACAAAGTCACGCACGACCATTGGTTTTTTCTTGCCTTCACGCTTTGCGATGGAATGAAAAAGCTCCATGAAAGAGGTAAAATCGAAATATTTATTTTCTTCAAGATACTCCCAAGCTCCACGGACGTAGTGCATTCCTGCGGGAGCTGCTGGTCTGAATTGGAATTTATGCAGCCTTTCGCTCAATATCTCTTTGAACTTGGGATCGAGCAGGATGTCTTCGGCTTTATCGAACGATGGTGTTTCCACCTTTTTAGCTTTCTTGGCCATGATGTAGTATGTGTTTTGATTTTAAGAATTGATTGATTATCTCATGTAACTCGTCGGCCATGTCCCCAAATAGGCAGGCATAATCCTCTGAGCAGAATGCGTCAATATCCCCCACAAGGGAACCCGATAAACGCTTGATTGTTTCAATGGCCTGCTTGTCCTCGAACTTGTACAGGCCAACTGGTTTGAGCTGCTCCATGATATCCATGGACGCGGTTTGGCATAGGTCAGCGGCAAGAAATAAAAGCAGTTGGTTTCGTCTGTATTTGGCTTCGTCAAAGTTGTTGATATTGCCTTTGATGGCGGCCTGTTGGACTTTCTTTAGTAGGGTCATTACCGCTTGTCTTTACATTCGTTCCACCGCCTGCAAATCTCTTCACCGAGATTATAGGCGTCATCAAGAACCTTTTTTGATTCTTGGTAGGTTTCCTTTGAGTATAGCCTTATGGAGGCAAATGGAATGTTCATATTTTCCTTGAAGCAAAGCTCAACGGAGTTATATTTATCCTTTATGACGCAAATCAACTCACCGTCAACGGTATCGAATGCACCATCGACAAAATCGAAGTTTTGATTTATTTCCATGGCTACTTGTACCATCTACCGCCACAATAGTGGCACATAAAAAAGCCGTCAGTCAATCGCAGTACCTGCGTTTCTTCATCAACAGGAATGTTGCAGTGGCAGAATAGAGAGCCATTCTTTTCTTCGGGTTCAGCAAGGATGTTTGGGTAGTCCCAGAACGATTGCTTTCCTTTTGCTGGAATTGGTTTCGGGAAAAGGATGGGATTTGCAAGTACCCAATTGTAGGTTTTAAAGTAATGCGAGGAAGCGATACCGTCGCGATTCACGATGCGATCTTCAGATTTTTCAGCCCAAATGCTTGAATGATTGATAACGCAATCAACGATTTCAACGCTGCCGATAATTGCCGATGTGGGCAAGTCGCTATGTAGTACTTTATACCGCATATCGCCTCTGATGTTATCCCACTGATCGTCAGTAAATAAACCTTGCGGTCTTAGTATTGTTGCCCCAGCATGTATCAGAACTCTACCGCGAAAATTGGTTTTCCAAGTTCTATTTTCAATGTCCTTTGGCTGATAGCCGTTTTCGATAAACATCAATGATGCCCAAGGCTGTTTGACGGTGATTGCTTTCATGGCTGTGGTATTGGGTTGTATGGTTCGTTGGTGTCGTAGGTAAAAAGAACAATCGCTCTTTTATCGGTTTGCAGAATCTCTTTTCTGTACTGCTCGATATCATCAGTATGAATATCTTCCCTTGCAGTTAAGCGAATCCGCTTGCTGCGAATCTTTGTGTGTGTGATGCGGTGTTTCATTTTCTTAAAGTGTTATGGTTTTTGTAGCTTGGACTGTATAGCCACGATTACGAAGCTCATCGACCAGCCCATCATCAGCCCATTCATTAAGTAAAGAGCTATATCCATTTTCGTTACTTATTTCATGCATTGAAACATACGCTTCTCCTTCATCATAGCCATTTTTGATAAATTCAGTCGCACAATTTTTAAGCAGACACCTATACGCTACATACCCACCTGATTTTATTTCTCTATCTATATGCATCGCAAGAATATCGCTATTAATAAAACTAAAATATTCTGCAAGGCATTCAAATAAAGTATAATCTGGCTTTTTTTCATGATATAGATCATCCAAGAAGAATGCTGTTGCTTCCCTTGTGTTACACACCGTCGAGAACATTTCAGCTAACACCTTAATGTCCCTTTTTTGCTGCTGTTCAATTTTATTGGCTTCATGCTCAACCACATTCTCAACTTTCGGAGTCTTTTTGTCAGTTTTAACCTCAACTTGTTTTTCAGCATCCTTTATTACTCTGTTATCTCCAATAAAAAGAGCGTCAAAACTACCCTTCGAGCCTCCATACATTGCATACTTAGATTGAATATCTTTGAACAAAACGTCATTAGGGGTAGTGTATTCGCTGTTATACTTGTAGATTGGCTTTTTTCGAGTGAATCCAGATTGCGGTAAAATAAGCCCTATCTTTTTAAAGTATCTTATTGTAAATTGGGCAACTGCTGGTTGGATGGAAGTGTTTTCATTTAATATTCTCTCCTGCAAGCGGCCTCCAGTCCATTTTTTTTTGGTAATATCATATAACTTGTGAGATGTGGCAGCAATGCTCCCATATACATCTAACATTTCAAAAGTTGTACTCATTTTCTTCTTGTTTTTCCGTTCATTTCAATAAAATTGAACATCTCAAAAGCCCTATCCGCAATGTGTGAGCCGTAAAGCTTGGTAAGGGATTCGGGTTGTAAGTTGGTGGTGATATGAGTAAGGACCCTCAAATCGTATCTGATTTGAAGTATATACTGCATGACATTAAGTTCGTTTCCGTAGTTCTTGGCGGGGTTCGGCTCACGTCCGAGTTCATCGAAACCACGCTCAACAGGATTGGCACCCATATAGTTGCTGAGGTATTGAACGTTTCCGACTTGCGTAGGCCTTGAAAGACTCGAAGTGTTGTAAGTGCTTTCTTCGAGCGCACCAACCCCACCAGTGGCATACAATGAAGCAAGGTGGGCGCAATTGGCGCACTTCAAACCCCTTTCCATGGTTCGCTGAAACTCCGCTACGATTTTCATTATCGTACTTTTGCCTGTTCCGATATCACCCCAAAAATAAAGTCCTTTGGTCGTGTCGAGCTTTCCAGGCATACCATTGGCGTATCGGTATATGTCGTTCAGCAAGTCTTTGTTTTTACTGTCCACTTCGAATTTTGGACACACCTGCGAAATAATCGCCTTGTATTTATCTGTTGAGCTTGCAGAACAGGGATTCATCGTTTGGGTCGATTCGGTCGCCTTGTCTATGAGTTCTTTGTTGATTCGTTCCATTTGAGTTGTTTTTCTGATTATAATCCTTTGATGCCCATGTAGCAAGCCGCTTGGAAACATCGAAAACCTTTTGCATTTCAAAGCGCATTTTAATCCCTCCTTGGTTTGATTCAGTCCAGTATTGGAAGAATGCCTCAACCATAGGTAAGCCGTACTTGCTTTCATAGGGCTTTAGCGATTGCCTGAATTCAGACTCCCTTGTTTCCTTTGATTTTTTGGAGGTGTGTGAAATAGGAATTTCGATACTATTATTATCTTCTGTATCTAATATCTGTATCGGGTTTTCTGGGTTATCTTGGAAACCCAAAATAACCGACTGGGTTTTTTGGGTTTCCGTTGAATCATGTTCAACTCCCCTTTTTGGCCGTCCACCTTTGAGGCCATTATGGTAATTGCGGTCACATACCACCCTCCATTTGGTAAGGTCAGCTTTCAACTGCCTCTTAAGAGGCTCGAAAACAAGCTTTGTAAGCCTGTCAGGTGGTTCGGGGTCGAGGTCGTTTATGTATCTGAACAAATGCTTTGACAATCGGCCAGCTTCATCATCTTCGAGGTCTTCGAATGTCGTAATCCAATCCTTGTAGATGATTACTCCGTTTTTTCCTTCTGCCATTGGTTATTAATTATTTGGATGTAAGAATAGGTTTGCCTTATGCTGCAATACTGTCTTGAACTTGCCTTTTGCTGTAGCCTCGACTATTGCCGTAGCCATGTGAACCTCAACAGCGTTTCCAATGAACTTCTTTTGGTCGGCTTGGGTACCTATCAGAATGTAGTCTTCTGGAAAGCCCATTATCTTGAGTAGTTCCATGATACGGAGCATTCTCATTTTAATGTCGATGATTTCGTATATAGCCATGAACTCCTTTATCTTAACCAGAATCTCGGAATCAGTGTCGTAAATCTCGTACACTAATGCATTGCCGTTCATATTGATGAATGAAGGGTGTTTCGCGCCATCAGTGACCGCATCTACCAAATATGGGGGCATCTTATCCATTCGGGCAATCAGAGTGAAGCACGGCCTTTGTATGGAGCCGCCTGCGCTTTGAAATTGCGGATTAAGTAGGTAGTGCCATTTTCTATTGGCGGTTATTACTTGAGCGGGTTGTTCGATGGATGAACCGACATTGTTGAAGTTGGTATTCATTACCCATTTTAAACCTACCAAACTTAGCTTTGGATTTGTTGTCAATGTTCCGGCTGGCTTGTCAATTGAAGCGGGTGTTCCTGTGCCGTATTGCTGATCTAAGAATCTTGTTTGAATCAGCGAAATACGATCCTTTGTCGTAATTGTTGGGGACGGTCGGTCAACATCCGAAACATTATCTCCATTTCTGTAATACGAAGCAAGGAATTCAGCGTTCACAAGATTATGATGGTCAACGGTTGTAATTGTTCCGGCAGGCTGATTTACTGAGATAACCTTGCCTTCCGGCCTTCCAGAAAATGACTTTGCCAAAAACCTGACCGAACCTAATCCAAGCCTGCCTTGTGTGCTTACTACCGGGCACGGCTTTTCCATGTCGGGAGCAACGTACTTCTTTTGCTGACTCATGGAATTATACTTAATCAGGAACTCCCGCTTTCCACCTGCAACGAATTTGACAAGTCCGGCGTAAATGCGTTCTAAGGTTGCATCAACCAAGTCTTTCTTTCTGTCAAAAATTGATTCGCCCTCATCGTTGAAGTCTAAGACCTCTTTGACGGCTCTCCATTTCTGAACGGTATGTCCGAATAGGTTGCTTTCAGGCTTTTCAGCGTGTGTTTGCTCAGGCCAGTATATCGGCTCACCAAATCGGGCAAACTGTCCAAAGAACCGCTTGCGTGAAGTCAGCGCGCCAAAGTCGGCTGCGTTAAGGATACGGTGTTGAAAGTGGTATCCGTAGGTTTGTACTTGATTTATCCATCTTAGATAGTCGGTACCAGATGTTTTGCTAACTGGTTTACCGTTATCGTCCAATGGCCCCCATGACATGAACTCTTCCACGTTCTCGATCTGAATCACATCTGGCTTTAAACCGTCAATGTAAAAGAACAAATGATCTGCAAGTGTACGACTATCAGCATCCCTTGATTGGCCTCCTTTGGCTTTTGAAAAATTGGTACATTCTAAGCTTGCCCACAATACTACTTTTGCATTCGGATAGAAGGCCTTTAAATGCTCAACGTGTGCAACAAGCCGCTGCATACGGTTGGTTTTGTAAAGCATTGTTATGTCCTCTGTGAAATGTAAAGTCTGTTTATGGTTTGATTTGTGACTTCGGATAGCATTCTCATCATGGTTGATGCAAGCTGCTACAATGGCGCAAGGATCACCGTTTATTCGTGCATTATGGACTCCTGTGGTTGTTCCACCACCTCCGCAAAAAAGGTCGATGTAAATCAGTTTGATGTTTTCAAAGGGCATAACTTAAATATTAATTAAGGCCGCTTTTTACACGGCCTTCTGTGGTTCAAAGATATCAAATAGTGTAGGTGCAAGTACTCCGCTTTCGGCTTCCTCTTGGTATCCGTTTCCGTCTCTCCAGTAGTCGTAATTCAGTTCACAAGCCCAAGCCTTACGGCCTTTCTTTATGGCACAATAAGGAACGGTTGCGATTCCACCAAACATGTCACCAACAACGTCACCTTTATTTGAGTACCTTTCGATACATCTTTCAACGATGTCGAGTTGAAGGGGGCAAATATGGTTTTGACGGTTCTTTTGGGACTGCCTTGAATTGAGTGTCCGCATACGAACTACATCATCCCAAATCCAGTCTTTTTTTGATACTGGGTCAATGGCCATGAATGTTTTGGGTAGCTTGTCCTTGCTTTCAAGAAACTCCGCAAACTCAACATGACGCTCGTATGAATAAACATGCTCACGCTCGAAGTTTCTGAACAGGTGCCGAACTTGGTCAATGGCCATGCCAGCAATATCAAACTGCGTTAAAAGCGTATTGCCTGAACTTTTCCAACTTGAATGAGCGTCAATCTGCCACTTGGCTAAACTATACTCCTTTTTGCTTTTAAAGACTGGAACGTCAGCATAAGCATTGGAAGTATCAGAAGGCATCTTTCTAAGAAGCAGAATATACTCAGGACATCCTACGCCCATCTTTGAGCCATCTTTGCACATCTCGGTATATCCAAGGCGGTAGGTTTGGTTATTCTCCCTTACAACGTCCGTATCAACGGTAATCATTCCGATCAACTGGAAGCCGTGCTTCATGTAGTGCATTGCTGCCATCATGTGAAAAGGGTCTAAGGTTGGAAAACCTAAACCAGTTGCATTACCAAACAGTATCCGGTCTTTGACGTGACAACAAAGAAGCCTACCTGGTTGAAGCGTTCTGTAAACTTCCGGTGTCATGAAATCCATCTGTTCAAAAAAGGTATCGTTTCCGGTGTTGTGCCCGAAATCATTGTAGGTTGGAGTGTATTCGTAGTGGTTGGAAAATGGAATGGAGGTCACGTAAAGACCTACGGAGTTATCCGGTCTGTCCATGAGTTCCAAAACGCTGTCATTGTTCACCGATTCAAAAAGTTGTCCTTTCCTTACTTCACGGCTTGCAAACATCCAACGCATCATCTTTTCGCCAGTATCAACCGACATCAATCCGTTTTCACGAACTATGTCAACCATGTTTTGTACAAGCTTTTTGTGTTGCTCCCATTTCTGCATGAATGACTTGAAAATCTCCGATTCACTTTCAGCGTAAATGAAATACACCTCGACGTTATGAGTCTGCATGTAGCGGTATATCCGGTGAATGGCCTGAAACTTGTCATTGAACTGGTAGTCGATGAACATGATGGCCTTGTGGCAATGGTATTGAAAGTTGATACCCTCACCTAACATTTCAGGTTTGGCGGCCAGATACTTCAGTTTACCGTTTTTAAAGTCGGAAACGATTTGGTCGGCTTCGTCATCATCCTGACTACCATAAACAGCTTTGCAACCTTGTACGGCCTTGCAAATAGCATGTCTTTCGGCTTCCAAATCATGCCAAAATATGAAGTGGTCGTTAACGTGCTCAGGTCTGGAAATCACTTCAACCAACCGTGCAACCTTTTCGTCAAGGTTATCCCTGCGTTCTTTGGCCGCTTCGGTTAATCCCAGAGCAGCATCACGGAACATCTTTACCCCTCCATCACGGTCGGTACCTGCTGTTGAATGGTCGGACATAACGACCTCTTCAAATGTTTGCAAGTCGGGCAAGTCGTATCCTTCATCAGAGTATCCAAGGTCGGAAGGCTTTGTAAGCACAAGTGCCCATGTTGACATCCACAACCAGAATTCAGGCTCTTTGTGAGGATATAACGTCAGATTGTTGGCTTTGGTTGAATCCCTCTGAAAGAAGCGTGTAAGGGCTTGGCCTGTATCCATAACGCCAAGGTATCCTGCATAGTGGATAAGCTCCTTGAACCGGTTGGGTGAAGGTGTGGCAGTTGCTACAAACTTATATTCAACATTGGCGAACTTTGGCAGGAATGTTTGGTAGGTCTTGGAGCCGTAGGAACGCAAAACACTGGCTTCGTCAAGGCTTGTAACTATGAAGTAATCCGGCTCAATGTTTCCGTCTCTGACACGTTCATAGTTGGTGAGCATGATGTCTGTTTGACAGGCTCTTATCTCGTCCATATTGCGGACGTAGGTAACTTTCATACCCATGTGTATTAAGGCTTGGTCTATGAATTCAATCACCACCCTTTTCGGGCAAATAATCAAACCTTTTCCACCCTTATGCTTGATGATTAAACGGCAAATTTCAAGTTGGGTAACGGTTTTGTGCATCCCAAAATTGGAGAATATTGCACGACACCCCCCCCTAATTGCCCACTTTACGGAATCTTTCACGTGTGGGTAAAGGCTTGGTGTCATCTCGTCAATCTCAACATCAAATCCAGTCTGTTGGCTTATGGCCATCTTGGCCTTTAGAAAATCAATGTACGCTTGCTTCTTTGACATAATCGTTTAATTAATGTACTTGTGGGTCCCGTCCGGATTTGAACCGAAGACCGTTGGCTTATGAGGCCACTACTCTACCGCTGAGCTACGGACCCGAATTAAAAGCCCTGCACGACCAAGGATTATTTACGTGCAGGGCTTTTGTTTTGTGGATTATGCTCTTTAGTGAGCAACTCTCTAACCTTTATCAACCATAGGATGAAGGCAACTGTTTTGGTTTGGGCGGTCTGATGGTTACTTTCAGAAGCTTATAATTGTCGTATATGGTTGTCCACGTTTCAACCCATATAGACAATATCAGCCGCCAGTCAAATAATGGTATCATATAATTTGTTTTATGCGAATTGGTAACTTTTCTTTTTCTCTCCGAATCTCAAGACTGTAACTTTAGCCATGAACGGAAGGTCGCTTCTATCCACTTTCTCCAATTGGGTCTTTATCCTTTTTGAGTCAGTAAACAGTTTTACTTCTTTTTCTCCCTTTTTTAGAAGTATCACACTCCTACCTCCACCAAATCGAGTCTCTACGTCCAACTGAAAATCCAAAACGGCAACCCTTTCATTTAATATTTCGTCAATGGTAATCTGTGGTACCTCAAAAATCTTTGTTTGTTCAATCTGTATGTTCAGCTCAGAGAATTCTTTCATTGGTAACGGTTTTAAGAAGGTTCTTGGAGTTGCAATGCCCCGCCCATCCGGTGTGTGGACTCATTCGGATTCTGTACTCTTCGTTGGATAGTTGTTTTTTGTTCAGTCTGGCGGCTTTACGGCATAGGTTCTGTTTGATTGATTTTCTAAGCAGCGTATGAGTATGCCTAAAGACGTACCCAACAAAATCAATTCCACGAACATCAACCGGAAATACTTGGTAATTGTCCTTTATATCAAGGTTTAGGTTTTCTTTCAAGTAGTTGTCAATCCCAACTCTTATTTGATGAAGTTCAGGCTTTGAGCTGCCAAGTATGACCATATCATCCGCATAGCGGTAGTAGTACTTTATCTTGAGTGTTTCCTTTAGCCAGTGATCGAAATAGGATAGATAGAGATTCGCAAAGAATTGACTCAAATAATTCCCAATCGGAACACCAGGAGCGGAATCAATTATACCATCAAGCAAATGAAGAAGTCTTTCATCCTTAATCTTTTTCCGGATGATGGATTTAAGTATCTCATGGTCGATGGTTGGATAAAACTTGCGAATGTCCAGTTTAAGACAGTACTTCGTATTTTCCGTATCCTTCAAATCCCTTTTCAAATCCCTAACAACGGCATGTATTCCACGGCCTTTGATAGATGAATAAGTGTTGTGAATGAAAACAGGTACCCAAATCGGCTCCAAGACGTTCATTATCGCATGTTGAACGATACGGTCTCGAAATGGGAGCCTGAAAATTATCCGCTCTTTTGGTTCATAGATCGTAAAAACGCTGTACTCCGAAGTCTTGTAGGTATCATTGTCCAAATCATCGTAAAGAGCCTCAAGGTTCGTTTCAAGGTTTGAATCGAACACTTGGACTCCATAGGTACCAGACTTTCCAGAGCGAGCCTTGTGGTAAGCTTGCAGGATGTTCTCCCGCGTGCATATCCGATTGTAAAGATTGTTTTGTCGTTTCATATTGCCTTTCTTTCGTTTTGGAGCTTTCACTTTCGTTACCAGCACCGTTTGAAATAATTTATGTTTTGCCATGTTGGCACGGCCTTTGACCTTGTAAAAAATAAGGTGGGAGGCGTCACCCGTGTTCGCATTCGAATTGTTGTAATTCGTGTTGTTGAAAGCGAGGCCACCGGAGGACACCCCAAAGGGCAAACAGCCATGATTATTTACTTCGTCAAAAAATCTTCGAAGACCTGCGGAGCAATTTCGAACGCTTTACGCACGTCCGCTTCTTCGAGGAACGCGAGGCGGGAGGCGTCACCCGCGCTCGCACGCGAAATGTTGTAATACGCGATGAAGAAAGCGAGGCCACCGGAGGACGGAAGGTGGAACCATCCGAACCACTTGCGTAGGCTATGATTCCTATAGCTCAATGGTTCTTTTTGACCACGAAGGGAATTGGCCGCTTTAACAACTACCATCTGTTTGGCGGCAGCAATTAGGCACTCGTGCATTTCTTCGGGGATATCCGAAAACGTGTTGATTGGTTTAACACCTGCAATCTGAAAACATTCGTCAATGTCCTTGACATCAGCGAATTTCATAATTTTCTTTTTCATCTTCTTAATCTTCAATGATTGATAAAAATACTTTCTGGAAATTGGGGTTTTTCCCCATTGCGATAGCCGCTTTTTCGCTTTTGACGCGAAGGCGGGAGGCGACACCCGCGCACGCAAACGAAAAGTTGCAATCCGTGCCGCCGAAAGCGAGGCCACCGGAGGACACCCTGAAATACGGATAATGCTTTTGTTGGTTCTCATCGAGAAATGAAAGTTTGTCACCTTCGTTGAAAGCTTCGCAAATCACAGCACCATGGTACTGACCGATAAGCCATTTGTGAAACTTTTCGGGGATTTCTGAAATGTGATTGACCTTGGGTAGGCCGGTAAGCTCACAGCAATCGTCTAAATCACCATCTTTTAGGCGGTCAATGACATCTTGCTTGAAAAAATCCTCACCGAAGCTTTCAATAAGCATGGGTCTTAGATCTGGTGTGGATGCAAACAGCTTTCTTGCTGTTGTATCGCTCATTTTTACGGTTGTTGTTTTCATAAAAAATTGGTTTTTGTTTGATTATTCAATTTCGTTTTTCTTGATTCTTTTCGGCTTATCGGTAGGCATCGGAATGCTCATCGCTTCGGCCATATTCTTTTGGTGTGTTTCATTTACACGCTGCCAAAACATCTCCAAGGTTTCATCCTGCCTTAGGATTCCAGCAAGGGCATAACCCGTATTTCTGTAATTGGCCGAGGGTATACCCTTAAAGTGTAGTCTGTCGCTCGGAGCAAGTATGTGTACATGCTTGTGCACGGTGATGGTAGTGATGGAGTCTTTTACAATCATAAGAATTGGTTTATAGCTTTTTGGATAAAATGTTTATTAATCCATTCTGAACGGAAAGTTCCACATCATTCTTTGCGCCGGTTATAGCGTTGGACATGGCGCGTTTGTCGTCGATGATTCCGTAGATGTTCTCATCGATAGTATCCTTACCAAGCAGGTAGATGCAGTTCACGCTATCCAGCTGCCCGATACGGTGCGCTCTGTCCTCACACTGCTCACAATCGGCAGGGTGCCACGGAAGCTCAAGGAATGCCACACGGCTTGATGCGGTGAGGGTAATACCGACACCGGCTGCTTTTATGGAGCAGATTATCAGCTGTACCCTCGGGTCCTTCTGGAACTTGTCAACATTGGCTTGGCGGGTTGCGTTGTCATCGTCTCCGAAGATGGTCACGGCTGCCGGGAAAAATGATTTTACTGTCTGCTGAACGTCCCGAAGGTGAGTGAATAGGATAAGCTTTTCACCTGAGTCGATAACGTCCGAGATGTATTCCACAGCATCCTTTATCTTTCCACGGGCTGAGATGTTTTTCAGGATACCGATGCGGACCATGATTTCGCCCTTCATGGATTTCTGTACCTGCTCATCCGTTGCGTTCTTGTATCGCTTCAAATAATCCTCAAGGTCAGACATGGCGTCCTTGTACTCCTTGCGGGTTGTAATGTCACAGTACACAATTTGCCGCATCTTAGCGGGCAGGTCTTTCAATACCTCTGATTTCTCACGCCTGAAGTAACAGTTCTTTTTTAGCAGGAACTGCAACTCATGGTGGCGTTTGTCGGTGTCGCAATAGTTGGTAAGGAAATTTCGGTATCCGCCAAAGTCTCCGAGCCTGTCAATGATGGCCAGCTGGGAAATCAAATCATCGGGTTTATTAACAACCGGTGTTCCGGTGAGCAGCTGGATATTTTCCTTACCCGAGCATATACCCTTGACGAGCTTTGCCTGAAGGGTTTTTGATTCCTTGCACCGATGGCTTTCGTCACAGATAACATGCTTGACCAGATTGATGGTTGACTTGAACTTGATGTGGTTGATACGCAGCGGTACCTTCTTGCCCGTTTTCGGGTCTATTGGTTGGTCGATGCTTGCAACAAAATATTTTTTCAGGCTTTCATAGTTGACGATAAACACATCCGCAAAGCCCATTGTGAATAGATTGTACCATGTATTTTTGATGCTGTCTGAAAGTACGGTGGCTTTGTGACCGCTCCACATGGCCCACTCACGTTCCCAATTTATCTTAAGGGATGATGGGCAAATGACAATAACGGGAAAATCACCGATGGCAATAGCGGTGGCAATGGCCTGACAGGTATTATGCGTTACAATGAAATCGTCAGTCAGATATAACCTATCAGGTGAAGAAACGCGAATACATTGGCATTCTTTTCCACCGATATATTCAACCGATTGAATACGTCTTTGTGCATAGTTTTTCTTTGAAACGGACCATTGAATACGCTTGCGTTCCAATATGAATGGGCATTCAAAAACGCGAACGTTTACCTGCCATTCAATACCCTTCCATCCACGGTCGTACTTTCTAACAATTGCTTGGCCACCAAGTGACTGAACAAGCTCTTGAACGCCTGAAACAAGCCCGAAGCACATGCTGTGAAATGTTACTCGACCTTTAGCTATACTTCCATCGGAATCCATCAAGCCGCAAAGTAGCTGCCTGCGTTGCTCGATGGAACCTTGCAAGTACTCAACTGGTATGAATTTATTTTCACCCTTCACGTTAAGGCCAAGCCTTCTGATTTCCTCCATAAATGGATTCTTTCTGGTAGTCTTTGTTTGAGTAAAATAGTATTGTGGGCAGCATGCATACTTATTTACCCAAAGCTTTAGGTCAGGTGGAAGTAAATCGGATATTCTTTTAACTGACTCTTGCTCAAAGTCAGGAATTGAAATACACGCCACTTCACCGCATAGACTGCCGTCACCAAGAATCATACCCATGATGTATGGATGTATAAAATACTGCTTTTCAGTATACTCTACTGGTTGTGCTAACGGAATTTCAAACTTCAATACCGGCTTGCGACCAGATGCAATTCGTTTTTCGGATGTCTTTTCAAGTACACCCATGGCAATAATTTCGCTCAATGGTTTAACGGTCCATCCGGTTCCACGGTTTTTCCGATTGCGGTCACGAACCATCCAAAGGTGTTCCTCGTCGCATTCGGTTGACGTACCATCATTCATGGTAACCCTGTAAACTGGTCGAATTCCTTGCGGAAAAATTGCTTCAATAGCTTGAGGCTTTCCGTTAGACCCAAAAATGGTATCTCCAACCTTCATCTCAAACATAAACTTCCATCCGTCAGGTGTTGCTATCTTAGCGGTGAGCGGTTGGGATTTCCCTAAGCCTGGTGCGTCACCATTGATAAACCGTCGATGTACGATACCGTATGCTATTCCCTGCCGTTGATAGGGATAGGGTTGCAGCTTTAGCGGTATATCCTGCATCAGTACCGGCATTTCCGGAAGCCTCATTTCCTCGGCTTTCATTGATGGTGTGGCTGGTTTTCCGTCACCCATATCGAACCGGTGTTTCTTTGCAAATGAAAGTATGAATGAACGGCTCGATAGTGGCACTGTCCAGCTTTTATCCTGCCAGTTGAAGGCACGGCCCGGCATAAGTTTAATATCGTCCGTGATGGACTTGCTGTAGTCGTAATGGATGGTGAAACCTTTTTTGGTCTCAATGATCTGTCTCATAATCGTCGTGTGATTGAGTAAGTGTGTGGTGTTATCGAAGGTAGTCGTTAACCGCCTTGATGAAGCTTTCAAGCGTTCTACATACGCTATACTTATAGCCGTATTTCATGGCCAGCTCCTGAAATTTCTTTTGTTCTTCGGATTGGGTGCCCTTGATGGTTTTCATTTCGATGAAAAAACCGTGGTAGCCTTTACCTTGGCACATGAGGAATAGGTCGCTTGCTCCGGGGTAAACCCCTTCTTTTTTCATTATTACGGCTTCGAGCTTTCCTCTTTTACCTCCGTTGGGTATTGCAAACAGTACGTATTTTGGATACTGCTGGTAAAACCAAGAAACGCAGGCAATCTGTGTCCTCGATTCCTCGTGGTCAGGTGCCTTGCGTTTCGGTTTTGGTTTGACAACGGTTTCCCGATATTCGTCAAGCTTCAT